CGTCGGTAATATGTTCTAATGACTTATGTCCCCGGATTTCCTCGGGAACGCTAGTGCGCCAATCGCTGGCGACAGACTGGGCTACCGTTGCATCGGCAACGACCTCAGCTACCTGTTCTTCACTCATCTGATGTCATATCCTCTAATTGTTTGCGATCCCGCAGCATGGATCTGATAAAAAGCAAAACCGTGCGCTGCCCTTCACGGTAGGCTGTTTCACAAGGATCAGCCGAAAATGTTGTCGAATGTTCACAAAATCTCACACCCAGATCATCAAGGATGCGTTTGCCGTCCTCACTGCCGAACACAGTTTTATAAAGCTGTATCGTATCTTCCGGCGTCATTCAGCCGCCTCGGTCGCATCAATGGCTCTGACCATTGGTGCAGCATTGCCGGCAGCCTCGGCTGTTTGCATAAGCTGTTGCTGTTCTGCCATAGCCGCCTGTTGTTCCTGGCGCTGTGCGCGCAGGATAGCGACTTCCTGATCGCCTCTCACAGCCGTGGCCGGCACTGACAGGATCTTGATCAGGTGACGTGATATGCCGTCGCTGTCCACATAATCCATGATTGACGGATCAAGCTGCGATAGCGGTGTCATTAGCTCTAGCAATCTGGTCATGGACTGTATGTCGCCCTGACGCTGTGCTTTGGCCAACGGGCTCACATAAATGATTTCTAGATTTGAGCCGGTCATAAACTCTGGCGCCGGGGCAAATGCCTTTTGCCGGGATAGGATGCTATAGACGCGGGTGATCAGCGGTTGTAGTAGTTCCTGGCTGAGTCGACCCGTCAGAGGGCCAAGAAGTCTCATCTTCTCCTCGGTGCGTTGAATCACTTCCGTGGCCGTCATTTGCGGCCCGGTGCCTAGTATGAGCTGGTCAACATAGAAAGCCGCACGGATAGCGCCGCGTCGTTGCTCTTCCATATTTAGACCCAGCGGGTTGTTTGCCCCTATATTTAGTGGCTCAATCTTGTCGCGTGTACCAGATCTATAAAAGTTCAGACCGCCCGGTACTGTCCTGACCGGCAGCATAAAGCCGTCATCCGGCACCAGTAGCGGCGGGTCTACCTGTTTTTGCGCTGCCCGGATTGTCACTTCCGACATACGGTTTAGCATTTTTATATCTGCTAGCGCTGTCATAGATGGTGACCGGCCATAGCCAAGCTCAAAAGAGCTTTTGCTAAAACGCGGCGCCATGTATGGGAACTCATCAAAGCCTGATTCGGACAGCACGACCTTTTGATCAGGCTCGATATAGACTGAGGCAAACGGTTTGTTTTCAGCTGTGACCTTGGTTATGTCACGATCATCACGGCTATAGACCGCATGAAGCAATGTGATTTCATCATAGGGATTATTCTGCGCGCGTTGCAGTATTTTACTATTGAATTTTTCTTCACCGAATCGGTTCATGGCGGCTCTGGCCGGCATCTTGAACTGACGATAGACCGTATCGACCCGCCCTTTATCGTCTTCGGACAGGAAACATTCCTTGATATGGCGTGTACTAAATCTGATCTGTTGCTCGTCGTCTTTATCGACAAACATCACAGCGGTGCCAAATGTCACCAGATCAAGGTATAGCTCGGCGATTTGCTCTTGAAAGTTAGAGCGGTTAAACGCCTGGTACATAACGTCCTCGACGGATTGCAACCATTCCTTGGCTTCATCGTCGCCGTTCAGCTCATCATCATTATATCTAAGCCCAAACCAGCTGGTGCTGCCGTTGGTCAGCATACCATGCAAAGAAGCCGCCAACAGCTCGGCTGCCAGTATGGCGGTGCCATCAAACACCAGCTCTGAGCGTTTATCGCCGGGCGAGCGGTTTTTTGTGACATCTGCCTTGCGCGGCACCACATAGTCAGCAATTTCCTGCCAGTGCGCTTCCCATGTCTGGCGCTGTGTTTCCAGCGAATGAAAGCGTTTGATCAGGATTTGTGCGATTTCATCAGCCATTTAGCCACCCAGGAGCGTTTTGGATTCTGTAGGCGCATCACCCATCACACCTTTGGTGCTGGTCATAATGGTGCCTGATTTCTTCTTTTTCTTTTTCTTTGGGGCGCCTTCGCCCTGTTCGCCGGCATAGATAACCTCATCAGGATTATCCGGCTCTGCCGCATCTACCGGCTCTGCTACAGGCTGCTGGCCACGCATCATGGCTTCCTGTTCTTTTTTTGATGGTGTTACGCCCGTTGCTTTTGCCGTTTCTGCAAGCGCTTTAGTAAATTTTTTTCTAATTCTTTTGACTACACCGCCCATCATTTGCCTCCAAGTAGTGATTTATATTCGACCGGCGCCTCGGTGGTAACGCCCTGCGGCCCTGTCTTCTGGCTGGTTTTCATTGTCGCCTTGCCCTTTTGCTTTTTCTTGGTCTTTTCAGTCTCGGTGCTAGGCGCATCCACAACAGGATCAGGTGCTGGCGGCGGCGGTGGTGGTGCCGGCGGTGGTGGCGGTATATTTACCTTTGGGGTCAAAAAACTCATGCGACCACTCCTAGCGGGTTGTACGCGCTGTCTGCGATTTTTTGGGGCGGCCTCTCCCACGCTTGGTTTTCTTTGATACCGACGGCGTAGTAACGGAAGGCGTCTGCTGCGTGGCTCGACCAGTCGTGGACGGGCGTGGATCTAAAACTTCTAAGACGCTCATTATACGCCCTATGATAGTGCCTAAGAGCTTCCAAGCCCGGCCCACAAGCTGTTTTATCAAACCAACAGCGGGGGATAAGCATTTGTGCAGCATGAATACCGTCCTCTAATGGTAGTTTTGGTACGACCCGGAAGTTTATCCCCAGATCCCAAGCGACCTCTCGCCGGCTTTTACCAGAGCCCAACTCGCGTACCTCGATGTCGTGCGGCGCATTATGTGTGCCATAAAGGTAATCTTTGTCCTGTAGCATCCGGGCATAGTGCGGCAAGCCCTCGCCGCGGTTCTCATAAAAATCTATGACATGCACTGCCCGGCCAACGGATTGCGTAAACCAGACCACAGTGCTATCGCCAACACCCAGATCCCACCAGGTATCTACCTTTGCGCTTGGATCATAGGGAACTGAAGAGATGCGGCCTGTTTCCTGTGCGGCTTGCAGCTCTTTTCCAAAAACAGCCCCCGGCACATTAGCCACCCAAGAGCACTCAAACTCTTGCTCAAACTGATCTGCCGACATCATAGACCGGGCAGCGTCCAGCTCCTCAGCATCCAGGATGCCAGTCTCACTAGCCTTGTGAATCGCCGTGTACCAGTCGTCCTGGCTTTCGGCCGCCACAAACAATTCATAAAATGCGTTATGGCCTCTAGGCGTACCGATAAACAGCGCCTTGCCTTTCCTGTCGCTCAGCGCCGGCCTGATAATCTCAGGAAACAAACTCTCCGGCATATCAGCCATTTCATCGAGACAAGCCATGTCCAGATAAATACCACGCAAGCTATCCGGGTTCTCAGCGCCCAAGAGCTGTATCCTGGCGCCATTAGGTAAATCACAGCGCAGCTCAGTCTCGTGACACCTGGTCATAGGTATCTTGCCGGCTAACTGTTTTCGGTAATCCCATGCCACCGCCTTAGCTTGCCGGTAGGTGGGCGCTATGTAAGCACACCTCGGATTGGTATTGGGATTAAGCACAGCTTCTCTCAGCAAGTGATTTATCGCCATGACGGTCTTGCCAGCACGTCGATGCAGGACAACGACGCCCCAGCGCTTGGCGCTTAGCTCGGCATGGAGCTGCGCTTGAAGAGGCCGTGGTGTATATGGGATCTCGATGTTCATGTCAGAGACAGGCTCATGATAGGTTATTATACGTTATAGAACACGCGGCCGGTTTTCGGGGTGGTAGGGGGGTCAAAAAAATAATCGCCACCCCCTTCAACAGGTATATATCCCGTCACTCTCGCCCAGCCAGTAACGATCATAGCCAGTCCAGTGCCAAGCCAGTGCCAAACAAATCAATGTTAACTAAAATCTGGTTATGCCTGCCTCGTGCGCGCGACCAATGTCACAGCCAGACAGCACCGGCACTATGACCCAACCACGACAGCTTCAGCATTGCCCCACGTCAACGTCACTGTCCCGCTCTGCTGCTGCTTGTCATCTGCCTTATCTCTGATACCCAATGGCTGCATCTGCCTGATGTGCTTATCCTTGTGATCAGCCTCTAACCGTCTACGCTGTACCTCAGCCATAGCCAGCTTAGGATCGTCCGGCAATGGCGCCTCAACCAGGTCAATGATCTGATCACGCATGACCTCACACTGCAAAGCTCTGGCTGTCCTATAGCTTGTGTAAGCCTCTTCATCCTCTTGAACATGCCGCAATACTGTACGCCATGAT